CCGTACCGGCAATGGGTCGAGCAGGGCTGGATCGAGGCGACGCCCGGCAACGTGATCGACCACGGAGAGATCAGGGAAGCGATCCTGCGCGACCACGAGCGCTTCGAGATCGACTCGATTGCCTACGATCCGTGGAACGCGACCCAGCTCGGCGTTGAGCTGAACGACAAGGGCGTGCCGGCATTCGAGTTCGTGCAGGGCCTGCGGACCTACACCGCGCCGACCAAGGAGCTGCAGGCGCTGATCGCGGACACCAAGCTCGACCACGGCGACAACCCGGTGCTCGCGGTGATGGCGTCGAACCTCAAGGTGCAGCGCGACAAGAACCTCAACGAGATGCCGCACAAGGCGAAGTCCATCGGCCGCATCGACGGCATCGCTGCACTGATCATGGCCATCGGCCGGCGCATGAGCGTCGAGCAGCAGGGCGAGCCGGACGTGTTCTTCATCTGAGGGAGCCCCGCATGATCAAGCCGCAGCGGCCGAGGGCAGGCTTCGGCCTCAGCTCAGCGATGACCGCCGACCAGATGAAGACCCGCCCGAGGCCGAGCGTGAAGTCGCGCAAGCCCGATCTGGCGAAGGGGCGCAAGCCCGAGTGCGTCCGCTCGCGCAAGCCCAAGCCCGACAAGCACTGAGGAGGCAGCCATGACTGCACGACGGACCGCGCCGGCTCCCGGCGTGGCGCAGACGCGCGCCTGCATCATCGAGCGCGACGCCTCCGGCAGCGCCGAGCGGCGCGTGCGCTTCGTGGCGAGCGACGAGACGGTCGACCGCTATGGCGACATCATCCGCGCCTCGGGCTGGCAACTCGAGAATTTCCGCAACAACCCGGTGCTGCTGTTCGGCCACAACAGCCGCGACCTGCCGGTCGGCCGCGTCGATCCGATTGCGGTTGAGGGCACGCGCCTGATCGCGCACGCGCAGTTCCTGCCCGAGGGCACGACGGCGTTCGCGGACTCGGTGTGGCAGCTCGTCGACCAAGGTTTCCTCAACGCGGTGTCGGTCGGCTTCATGCCGCTCGCGTCGCCGGTGCCGATCTTCGACGCCGAGCAGCATGTGACCGGCTTCGAGTGGATCGCCCAGGAGCTGCTGGAACTCAGCGTCGTTCCGGTGCCCGCCAATCCCAATGCGCTGCAGCTCGCGAAGAGCTTCGCGCTCAGCGCCGACGAGATGCGCTGCCTGTTCGACGATGGGACTGCCGCCCGCGTCGCCGGAGCAGCGCGCAACCGCATCATCACTCTAGCCCGCCTCGGCAGGCATCAGGCGGCCCCACCCGCACAACGGGGAGCATAGCCATGTCTATTCGCAAGCAGATCGAGGCGCTGCAGAAGAAGCGCAACGCCCACCTCGACGCCATGCAGGCGCTGAGCGACACCGCCACCAACGAGTCGCGGCTGTTCACCGAGGACGAGCAGAAGGCCTTCGACAAGGATCAGGCCGAAGTGCGCGACATCGATGCGCAGCTCGTCAAGCTGGAGGACGCCGAGAAGCAGCTCGCCGGGCGGGCGCAGCCGGCGCCGAGCCCGACGCCGGCACCGTCGCCTGACGTCGAGGTGCGCGCGTACAAGCCATTCAAGGGGCAGGGTTTCGTGCGCCTCGCTCTCGCGGTCGGTCGGACCAAGGGCAACTTCCAGATGGCGGCCGAGTACGCCGCGCGCTGGAAGGAACAAACGCCGGAGGTCTACGAGGTGCTCGCGCAGATCGCCCGCTCGGGCCAGTTGCCGGGCGAGGTCTACCGTGCCGCCGTCGCGGCCGGCACGACCACCTCAGCGACGTGGGCGGGCCCTCTGGTCTACGCGCAGAACCTCGCCAGCGAGTTCATCGAGTTCCTGCGTCCGGCGACCATCATCGGCAAGCTGCCGCTGCGCCCCGTGCCGTTCAACGTGTCGATCCCGCGTCAGACGGGTGCCGCGTCGGTCGGCTGGGTCGGGCAGGGCACGTCGAAGCCGGCCGGTGCGCTGACCCTCGACCGGCTGCCGATCCCCTTCGCCAAGGTCGCGGTGATCGTCGTTATCACCGACGAGCTGGCGCGCTTCTCCGATCCGAGCGCCGAGCAGCTCGTGCGCGACGATCTGGTGGCGTCCATCGCGACGTACCTCGACGGGCAGTTCACCGATCCCACCGTGGTGGCGGTCGCGAACGTCAACCCGGCGTCGATCACCAATGGGGTGGTGCCGATTGCGGCCGCGACCGGCGGCGTGGCCGACCTGAACGCGGCGATGACGCAGGCGCTGCAGGACCTGATCGCCGCGAACATGCCGTTCACGAGCGTCTATTGGCTCATGAACCCCGGCACGCGCGTGGCGCTGCAGAACCAGCGTATCCCGACGTACCTCAACTATGCGTTCCCCGAGATGGCCAACGGCAATCTCAAGGGCTACCCGTGGGTCGAGTCGAACACCATCCCGCTCGGCACGATGATCCTGGCCGACTGCTCGCAAATCCTGCACGCCGCCGATCCGGTGGTGGACATCGAGGCGAGCAACGAGGCGTCGCTGCAGATGGACAGCGCGCCGGCTACGCCGCCGACGCCGCTGGTTTCGCTCTGGCAGCAGAACATGCTCGGCATCAAGGCTGAGCAGTACCAATACTGGGCCAAGCGCCACGACGGCTGCGTCGCAATGATCACTGGTGTTGTGCCGGTCTAACCGGCCTGAAAGCAGCCGAGGGGGCGGCCGCGTTCACTTCACCGCGCGCCGGTCGTGACAGCCGGCGCGCGGTTCTTTTTCGCGGAGGTGCCTCGATGGCCAACGCCCTGACGGGTTGGATGGATCGCGTCGCGCTGCGCCTCGGCTTCCGCCGCAACGTGCCGGGCAGCGGCCAGTGGTATTGGCCCGGCGGCGCCGGCTGGGGCACCGGGGATCGCGGGCCGCTGGGGTCGTGGCAGATGAACCTCAACGGCGCCGGCTGGCCCGCACCCGAGCTCGTGGCGTTCTCGGCGGTCTACGCATGCACGACGATCATTAGCGGCGACATCGCGAAGCTGCCGATGCAGGTGTTCAAGGTGAACACCGCGACCGGCGCGCGCGAGGTGCAGCGCCGCGATTACTACGCGCAATTGATGCGCCAGCCGAACGAGTATCAGACGGCGGCCGACTTCATGCAGCTCTACATGCTGAGCGCGCTGTTGCAGGGCAACGCCTATGCCTTCGCACGCCGCAACGCGCGGGGCGAGATCAGCGGGATGCACGTGCTCGACCCACGCACCACGCGGCCGTTCGTCGTGCCCGATACCGGCGACGTGTTCTACCGCTGCGGCGAGAACCTGCTGGCCGGCCTGACACCGGGCGCCATGGTGCCCGAGCGCAACATCATCCATCACCGGCTGCCGATGCTGCCGGGCTATCCGCTGGTCGGCGTCACGCCGATCTTCGCGGCGGCGGCGTCGAGCGCGGTCGGGCTCCACATCCTGCGCAACAGCCAGAGCTTCTTCGGCAACAGCTCGCGGCCCGCTGGCACGCTGAACGCGCCGGGCAAGATCTCGAAAGAGACGGCCGACCGGCTCAAGGAGGAGTGGGACAACAACTATTCGGGGCCGCGCTACGGCAAGACCGCCGTGCTGCCCGATGGGCTGAAGTGGGAGCCGCTCACAATCACCGCCCAGGACGCGCAGCTCATCGAGCAGCTGCGCTGGTCGGTCGAGGACGTCGCCCGCGTGTTCCGCGTGCCGCTGTTCCTGCTCGGCGACACCAGCAAGGCCACCTATCGCAATTCCGAGCAGCTCAATCGCGCCTACCTGTCGGGCTGCCTCGGTACCCACATCGAGGCGCTGGAGCAGCGCTTCACGCGCGCCTTCGACTTCCCGGTCGACTACGAGATGAAGTTCGACCTGTCGGCGCTGCTGCGCGCCGAGATCGATGTGCGCTTCCAAGCCTACGAGACGGCGCTGCGCTCGGCCTGGACGACGATCAACGAGGTGCGCGTGCAGGAAGGGCTGCAGCCGGTCGACGGCGGCGACGAGCCGCACATCCAGATGCAGTACGTGCCGCTCTCGCAGGCTGGTGAGCGCGGCGCTGCACCATCGGCGCCGCCGCCGGTGGCGCCGCCGAGCGACGCGGCCGAGCAGGGGCTCGATCCCGCGCTGGTGCGGGCACTGCTGCGGGATCGCCTTGGACGGAGGGCTGCATGAGCCAGAGCCTATCGCGCGAGCAGATCGCGACGCTGGTCGCGGACGTGGTGGCCGAGCACTTCCAGCGGCTGCGCGCCGACGTCATGGAGAAGATGCTGCAGCTTCGCACGCCGCATTTCTCGCTCACGCCGATGGGCGAGCTGTTCGTCGACGGGCAGCGCGCGGGCGACGTCCGGCCGGTGTTCCGGGCGGCCGTGCACGAGGCGCTCAGGATCGCTACGCCGAAGCGCGACGGCACCATGCCGCCCGACTGCCCGGTGGAAGGCTGCCCCTGCAACGACGGCTCGATGCAGCCGGCCGATTGCACGATGCCGGACTGCCCGAACAACTGAGGGGGCCACCATGGCGGATCACGCGCCGGTCGAGCTGGCCACCATCAAGGACGATCTCGGCATCGCGGCGGGCGACGCCAGCAACGACGCGTGGCTGCAGCGGCGTGTCAATGGCGTGTGGGCCCGCTTCCA